ACAAGCTCATACTGCGACAGACTAAGATTTTTCCAAGAATGCTTTTGGCTTCTACTATGTGGTAGCGGTACTGGTTTTAGCGTTCAAAAACATCATATTGAAAAGTTACCAAATCTACAACACAATCCACCTAAAGGCAAAGGCGTAAAATATGTTATCGAAGACAGTATCGAGGGTTGGGCAAACGCTCTTGGTGTGCTTCTCAGTTCTTATTTTGATAGACCTGTTGATGAGTTTGCTGAGTTTGGTAACACTTACATAGTCTTTGACTATTCAGAAATTAGAGAAAAGGGTACTCCTTTAAGTTCTGGAGTAGGAAAAGCCCCCGGCTTTGAACCTCTCGCAAAAGGATTGGAAAAAATTAGATCACTACTTGATCGATGCATAGCCAATGGCCAAAAGAAATTAAGACCTATTGATGCTTATGATATTGTTATGCACAGTAGTGACGCTGTATTATCCGGCGGAGTTCGTAGATCAGCATCGCTGGCATTATTTAGTCCAGATGATGAAGAAATGGCTAAGGCCAAAACAGGAAATTGGTTTATAGATAATCCACAAAGAGCAAGAAGTAATAATTCAGCTCTTTTACTTAAAGACTCAACAACTTTTGAAGAATTTCAAACGCTCATGGAAAGCGTAAAAGAGTTTGGAGAGCCAGGGTTTATATGGAGCGAGTCTAGGGACATGATTTTTAATCCTTGCGTTGAAATAGGCATGTGGCCTGTTGACGAAGAATCTGGCAAGTCTGGTTGGCAAGGATGCAACCTATCAACAATCAATTGCTCTTCTGTAACAGACGAAAATGATTTTTATGAAAGATGTCGTGCCGCTGCTATTATCGGTACATTACAAGCAGGATTTACAGATCTAGAATATTTAGGAGAAACCAGTGAAAAAATCTTTGAAAGAGAAGCCCTATTGGGTGTTAGTCTTACAGGAACTATGGAAAAGCCTGATCTTGTTCTTTCAGAAAAAATATTAAGAGAAGGAGCAAAGATTGCTGTAAAAACTAATGAAGAAATTGCTAAGAAGATAGGTATAAAACAGGCTGCTAGAGTAACCTGTTTAAAGCCAGAGGGAACATCTAGTTCTATGCTAGGCACAAGTTCTGGTATACACCCTCATCATGCCAAAAGATATATTCGTCATGTGCAAGCAAACATGCTTGAAGCACCATACGAATATTTCAAAAGCTATAACCCACAAGCATGTGAAAAAAGCAGTTGGTCAGCAAATGATACAGATGAGGTTATTAAATTTCCTATTGAAGTGCCGGATGGTTCAAAGCTAAGAAATCAACTTCCGGCAGTAGAAATGCTTAGTGTTGTAAAACAAACACAGCAAAACTGGGTAAATAGCGGCAAAAATAAAAAACTTTGTACGCAAACTTATCTGTCTCATAATGTAAGTAATACTGTAACTGTTAAACCAGATGAATGGGATGATGTTACAAAGTATATTTATGAGAATAGAAAATATTACGCAGGAATAAGTCTGATTCCTCAGAGTGGAGATAAAGACTATCCACAAGCTCCTTTTACAACTGTTTATACCAGCAGAGAAATAGTAAAAGAATATGGAGATGCCGCTCTATGGTGTTCTGGATTAATTGAATTAGCACTGCAATCGTTTAATGGAAACCTATGGGCTGCGTGTGATTATGTTGCGATGAACCAGTTCAAGGATGGAGACGAAGAAAAGAAGCTTGTTTTCGTAACAAAGGTGAAAAATTTTGCTGGTAAATATTTTGATGGAGACATCAAGAAATTAACCTATTGCATGAAAGACGTATATAATTGGAAAATTTATTGTGATCTAAAAGAAAGTTTCAAAAAGGTTGATTATACCCAATTATCAGAAACGGAGGATAATACCACAGGCATAGAAGAAATTAGTTGTGCTGGCGGCGCTTGTTTAATCTAATATCAAAAAGAAAGGTATAACACCTTGAGAAAAAAGAAAATTACAACAGATAGAAAACCTAAGTTTATTGATATTACTAAAAGTATAATTCCAGAAACAGTAGAAATACAACATAAAAATAGGTTAATAGCAAGAAGTGATAATCAAAAAGAATTTATCAGATCTATGGTGGAAAACGATATTGTTTTTTGTCAGGGATTAGCTGGCTCTGGTAAAACGCATATTGCAATTGGAATGGCTTTAGAATGGCTTTTAAAAGATAAGGTTGGGAAAATAGTTATTACTAGACCAGTTGTTGAAGCAGGCGAGAAGATTGGTTTCCTTCCCGGTTCAGCAGAAGAAAAGATTCATCCATATCTAATACCTATTTTAGATGAAATCAATCACTTTATTAGTATGGCCGATTATGCTAGATTAAAAAATGAAAATAGAATAGAAATAGTTCCACTAGGATTAATGAGAGGAAGAAATTTTCATGATGCTTTTATTGTGGCTGACGAATGCCAGAATGCTACATACGATCAGTTAAAAATGCTTATCACAAGAATTGGAACTGATAGTAAAATGGTTTTAACTGGAGACGCAGCTCAAAGCGATTTAAATAGGCATGTCAAAGGTGGTTTTGTGAGAATCATGGAAAGACTAAGTGGTGTAGATGGTGTTGGTCTTGCATTTTTGGAAGCGTGTGATATAGTAAGAAATCCAATAATTGGAAGAATACTAGACAGGCTAGAAGAATATGAAAACAAACCATACTAAATGTTTATTGTTAAATGCTGACTATAGCCCTATTTCTGTTATTAGCTGGAAAAGGGCTATGGTATGGCATTTTAAATATACAAAAAACAATGACTACGGAATAGATATTATTGATTTTTACAAAGATGATGCGATCATAGGAACCAGTAATAAAAAATTTCCTATACCAGCTGTAACTAAAACAAAAAGATTTTTCAAAGTTTGCAAAAATGATCAAATAGTTTTTAGTCGCAAGAATATTTTTTCTAGAGACGAATATAAATGCCAATATTGTGGGATAAAATTTGAACACAAGGAATTGACATACGATCACGTTATACCGAAATCAAAATGGAATTATGGTCATTCTCCAACTAATTGGACTAATATTGTTACCGCTTGTGTGTCGTGTAATAATAGAAAGGGAGACAGAACACCGACGCAAGCAAATATGCCCCTGCTTAGTGTGCCAGTAAAACCAGAAAAAAGACTAAGGTACTTGCCAATTTTTGAGTATTTGGCTACTATAAAGCAAGTTCCAGAGGAATGGAAATTCTACATACCAGAGTTTTAGGAATTTTATGCCGACATATACATATAAATGCCCATCATGTAATAAAGTTTTTGAGATTTTAAGCTCCATCAAAGACTATAAGGACACAGTTAGTTGTTGCGATTGCGATTGCAAAAAAGCGTCAAGATGTTTAACGCAAGATGTCCAAACCTTAAACGGAAGCGTTAAACTAGGAGACAACGAACTTAAAACCCTGGGACATCTTGCACAAAGAAATACAGAAAGAATGAGCGAAGATCAAAAACAAGCTATTTGGCAAAAGAACAATAAATACAAAGAAACTCCGTCTGAAAAACCTTTACCGAAAGGTATGAGTAGACTAAAAAAACCACCAAAAATGAAATGGAGATAAAATGAGAGAGAAGCTAAAAGATGCTAAGGATTATATTTTTCAGCCCAATAACGCTAAAACAATTGGTTTGAATGAAGAAGAAAAGGATGAAACAAATCATTTTTTTACAATATTTGGAGAACATGATTTTATAGATGAGGATGGGTATCCGAAAACAAATGAAGAATCCAATCATATTTATGCTAAAAAAATAAAACAAAATGGCAAGACAAATTTTTTTGTTAAAGCTTCTAGGCAGGGAAAACTATATAATCCAATAGGTATGTTTTCTGAAGGCAAGCATAAAAGAATAAGCAAACTTACTGGATCTAATGAGTACAACTTTAAAAGAGTAAATCTTAGAATTTTTGAATTATACACTAGTTTCTTGAAAAGTAGAAACGTAGCATGGCTTAATAACGCAGAAAGAGAGATGATATAGTGGCTTTTAAACCAAGTAAAACTAAAGAATATGCTGTTCTATATTTACATAGGTTTGTTCGTATGAATATAGATCAAATAGCAGAGGAATTAAATATCGCAGAATCAACGGTTTCGTCTATATTGGAAAATAACCCAGAACAAAACGCAAAAAACAAAAGTTCGTTTATCACAGAAACAAGCCAAAAGAGAAATGGTCATGTTGCCATAATGACACAAGAAGCATCACTCGGTGGTCAAGGTTTCTCAAATACTGGCAAAGTAAGTACCACGAATATTTTTAAGCCAAAGGGATAAATGGCAAAAAAATATATTTCTAAATATTCAAATGGAAAAGAGATAACTGCTGCTCAGTATATCACTGAAATAATATGTGAACATTGGGCCAAACAGAATCAAAAGGATTTGCATTATAGGTTCTGGTCAACTTCAGAACAATGGCAAAAACACTATAAAAATCAAATCACATCTGCAAATAAATTGCTAAAGAAATATAGCGATAAAGCAATAATAAAGGCTCTAAATGATTCTAAAGCATATAAGATTTACTCATTGCGGGCTCCCTTCTTGTTGCCTATCATAGAGTACTACGAGAAGCAACTACAAGAAAACACAGAAAGTCTTACAAAGGAATTTGTAAGGAAAGAGCAAGTTAAATTTTCAAATAAGAAGTCTGGTAAAAAAAACATTATATCAAGATTGAAGGATTTAGACAATGAGTAGCGTAACTAAAGATATAGCAAAGACATTTGGCGATAACATTATATTGAATGCTAATTCAATTATGGATACAAATAATGTAATAATTCCAGTTAGTCCTGTTATTGATATTTTATTAGGGGGAGGAGTGCCAGAAGGAAGTTTTGTAGTTTTTACTGGTCAGCCAAAATGCGGAAAGACAACAACTTCTCTTTATCTAGCAGCAACAGCCCAAGACCCCAAATATGCGTATGGGTCTTTTAAAGAAGGAAGGGAAGTGTATTACCTCAACATTGAGGGTAGACTGAAAAAGAGAGATTTACAAGGGATACCTCATTTAAACCTTGATAAATTCCATGTAATTGGTTCTCAACAAGGTAAAATTCTACATGCAGAAGAGTATTTGCAAATTGCGGAAAAATTAATTAATGAAATACCCGGTTCTATAATTATAATCGACTCGTATTCTGCATTATGTACAGAAGCCGAAATAACTAGCGAAATGAGTAAAATGCAAAGAGCAGACGGAGCAAAATTACTGGCAAAATTCTGTAGAAAAATTGGGAATGTTATCCCTGTTAACAAAAATATTGTAATTGGAATAACACATTTAATGGGAAATCCAACAGGGTATGGTGCCGCTTTTACAGAAAAATCAGGACAAGCCGTAGCTTATCAAACGGACATAAAATTAAGAGCAAAAACATTTAAACCATGGACAGTTGGCAATGATTCTTCTCCTATAGGACAAGAAGTAGAATGGCAGGTAGTCTGTTCTGCTATTGGTGCTCCCGGCGCTACTATGACTAGCTATATTCGTTATGGCCAAGGAATAGATAAATACACAGAGATAGTGCAACTAGCTTGTGATATAGGAGTAATAAATAAAGGAGGAGCTTGGTATACTTTAACGCATTTAGAAAATGCTCCAAAGTTCCAAGGAGTAGAAAAAGTAAGAAATTATTTAGTAGAAAATCCAAACGTCTACGAGGATTTGGTTAATAAAGTAAAAGAAATGATGGGTATTCCAACATGCAAATCATAGATTTAGATGGAAATTCTCACAATTGGCTTTTAACTGGAAACATGGCTTATGCAACCAATACAAATAAGTCTGATTTACATATAAAAGCTAGGGATTTATTAACACAGGAATTTCCAACACTACAAATTTTAGAGGAAGTTGCTATGCCTCTAAAAAAGGGTGTTACGTTGTATATGGATTTTTATCTGCCACTTAAAAAAATATGCTGTGAAGTTCATGGAGAACAACACTATAGATTTATTAAATTCTATCACAGCAGCCTTCTTTCTTTTTATCGTTCTCAAAAAAGAGACAGAGAAAAACAAGAATGGTGTGAACAAAATAATATACGTTATGTTGTATTCCCATTCGATAACAGCTCAGAAGAATGGAGAAAAATACTGAATGAATACTAAAGAAGAAGTTTCGTATTGGGATAAAATACTAGATACTTATGAAGATAGTATAGGCATACCAAAATATGAATCAGAAGCATTTTCTGAATCAGAATTACAAAACTATCTCACTATGAATAGAAATGTAATAGAAAAACTTTCTCCAGAAGATTGCGCCCAAATAGCAATGAGACTAGGACAATTTGGCTTTCATATACAAAGAACTTTAAATAGAGAAATAGCTAGACACAATTGGGCAGAAGAAACAATTAAGGAAACAATTGCTTTTGACATAAATAGCTATAAAGGATATGGATACCTGGAAAAAAGTATACAGGCTATAAAAGACAACGAAAAAGCTAATGCTCTAAACAAAATCAAAAAATACGCAAAACAAAGAATGGATAGATTAGGGTTTCTGGCTAATAACATTAAAAATCTCTCTGATATTTTACTCTCTATACAAAGAACAAAGGTGAAACATGGGACTTGAAAAAGAAGATATTATGGCTCTAATAGCTATTCTACAAAAAGGACTAGAAGACGAAAAAGATCCTCAAATCAAAAAAGTTGGCAGTAAAAAAAGAACTACACAAACAACAAAATCAAAAAGTGTCGCTGTTGTTTCAAATAATAAATTCGATTCTATGTCGGAAAAGGATCTGCATAAACAAGATACAGAAATAGACAAGAAATTATGGGGTAACAACAGACCAACAGAAAGGTCTAGACAAAGCAGTGTCGTTAGTGTAAGATGTAGGGTATGCGGTAAAACAGAACAAGTAAGCGCAATGATAATAGATAGTGCTGAGAGATATAAGTGCAATAAATGCGCAACAACGTCGGGATAAATTATGTTAAATGATCCATCAGCAGAAAGAGCGGTATTAGCAGGTATTTTTTCTTATGGGGAAAATGCGTACCTAGAAGTTTCAGACATTATCTCTGAGTCAACATTTACCATTGATAGCAATGTAATTATTTACAAGTGCTTAAAACATTTATGTGATAAAAACTCGGAAGTAGATATAGCGTCAGTATATTCTGTTGCTGAGGAACTTGGTGTTTCCTCTATCCTAAATAAAAAACAAGAGGCCCAACATTTACGAGCAGTTGTTGATTTCCCTGTCAACTTTTCTAACATCAGAAAATTTGCTGGCAAAATTCGCAAACTTGAAATTACTAGGCTTTTAAGAAAACAACTAGAACTAGCACAAGATAAATTATTAGAAATCAATGGTTCCGAATCTATAGGCTCCATACTAGCTGTAGCAGAAGATACGGTTTTTAACTTCACGAATTTATTAAACGACAGCGACGAAGCCCCTCACCATATTGCATCTGATCTAGAAGAATACATCAAGGAACTAGAAGAAAACCCAATAGATCAAGTCGGTATACCTACTGGATTTCCTATTTATGACCAATCAATAGGTGGAGGTTTGAGAAAAGGAACAGTAAATGTTATCGGCGCTAGGCCCAAAACAGGCAAAACACTATTGTCTGATAATATGGGCTATCATATAGCCTCCAAGGGGATTCCTGTATTGAATATGGATACAGAAATGGCTAAACAAGATCATATCCATAGAGTATTAGCCATGATGACAGAAACAGAAATTAACGATATTGAGACAGGAAAGTTTGCAGAAAACCCAGACAAACAAAGAAAAATACAGAGCGCTGTGCAACAACTAAAAAACACTAACATCTTTTATAAAAGCATTGCCGGAAAACCATTTGAAGACCAATTATCTATTATGAAGAGATGGCTAGTAAAAGAGGTAGGACTTAACGACGACGGAACAGCAAAAGACTGCGTAATATTCTATGATTACCTAAAACTTATGGACAGTAGCGGCATGAGCCAAGACCTTAAAGAATATCAGGTTCTTGGATTCATGATGACACAGTTGCACAATTTTGCGGTCAAGTTTAAAGTTCCAATCGTTGCGTTCATACAATTAAATAGAGACGGTATAACGAAAGAATCAACGGATTCAGCCAGTGGTTCCGACCGTATTATATGGTTGTGTAGCAACTTTACAATTTTCAAAAGAAAGAGCGATGAAGAAATCGCTGAAGACGGCGTATCTAACGGAAACAGAAAACTGGTTCCTCTAATAGCAAGACACAGAGGAGGCTTGGATGACAACGACTATATCAACTGCAACATGAAGGGTTGGTGTGCCAAAATTACTGAAGGTAAAACAAGATTGGAATTGGTTAACAATACTCAAAATAAAGATGAGGGTTTTATAATTGATGAAAACGATGAAAAAGCCATCCCGTTCAATTGATCAAAATAAGCTAAAAATTTTGTGTGATATTGCTTGTGATGATATAGATCAAATACTAGAATTTTTCAATATTGAATATAAGCATAACGGGAAAATGATAACTATGTGTTGTCCAATACACG